GGCGAATCGGACGGCACACCTGTCTTTGCCGCATCGACCTACTATTTCACCGCGAAAGTTGCTCGCGGTGGCACATCAGCAACCAACGCTAGGGCGCGAACACGAATACAGTGGTTTGATGCAGACGAAAACATAATTGGCGCATCAGTATTTGGATCTTACGTTTCTTTGACCACCACAAATACTTGGTCTACTGTTACTAGCGGTGGAGTTGTCGCACCAGCAAACACCGTGCGCGTAAACGTTGGCATTGAATACAGTCGCAGCTCGGGAGCAAACTTCGTGGTGGGCGAATCGTATTTTGCCGACGCTTTTCAATTAGACAAATCAAACGACGCTTATTTCGACGGTGACACAACTTGGACAGCGACAAACGCATATTTTTGGACTGGTGCCGTTGGGTTGTCTCCGTCAATTCGCGCACTCAACACGGTTGATGACATTGGCACAAGTTTGCTCACAGACAAGTCAACAACGTCAATGCGCGTCACAAGAATCCGTTGGAACGCACAAGAGGATTTATCAGTCGTTTCTACGCTAATTGTCGGCCAACGTATTTATGTCACCTACAACGGCACAACAACGACACATCAAATAGTTGGGATAGACGGAAACATCGACTCCGAACGATACATGATTGACTACTACCTAAGGAAAATATAAAATGAAAGACATAATCAGGCGCGTTCTGCGCATCGCATCATTCGCCCTAGGCGCTGGAATTGCCGGGTTGGGTGCAGGGTCAGCAATAGGTCTCACAGTCGCCCAGAGTGCCCTTATGGGGTCTCTCACGGGTGTTCTGGGTATCTTTGGTGCGCTCGCATTCATCTACGCTGGCAAAGGCCAGGTTGACAACGGCGACTTCGACAGCACCATCAACTCGGCCATCGAAACGGCCCGAGCAAAAGACGGCAAGAAGTGAGTGATGGGGTGGTCGTCACACTCGAAAGAATTTATGAGAAACTTGTCGAGCTGGAGATCCGTCTCGGCGACCACCCTAAACAACTCGACGACCACGAACACCGAATCCGCAACCTTGAAATGAAAGTCTGGTCGTTTGCCGGAATCAGCAGCGTTGTGGCCGTAATCGCATCACTCATACTCACGAAAGTAGGCTAACCATGGTAGACGTAGACCTAATCAGGCCAGTCAAAACCACCCAAATAAACAACGACTTTGCAGCGCACGTCAAACGCGGCGCATACACACCCGGACTTGACTACAACTGTGCCGTTGGTGAGACGGTGTGGGCCGCCGAACGTGGCATTGTCGTGTTGGCGAGCAACAACCCGAACAGCGGTGCAGGCAAACACGTTGTCATCAAACACCGTGACGGATCACAAACCTTTTACTATCATCTGTCGGTTGTGTCGGTCGGTAACGGTACGCGTGTAAAGCAGCACGAGAGCATTGGCAAGACTGGCAACACCGGCACACAAACAACTGGGCCACACTTGCACTTTGCTTTGAAAGACAAGCGCGGCAAATTTCATGACCCAGCAAAGGTGTTTCGTAAAGAGAAGCGTGAGGCTATTGCGGAACGCAAAGAGGCTAAAGCTGCGGCGCTGGTTGTTGACGGCTTTGTGCCGACGCATGAGATTATCCCCGGCTAGGTTCTAACCTTTCTCCCTAGTCGGGTGGGGTGGTCGTCTTAGGGGACGACTGCCCCTGTTTTGTGCTAGGGTGTTACCACCTACTAGCAGAGGAACACAATGCCTAAGCAACAAGCATTCAATCTTGGCCGCACCATCACCGTCATCGCCACACTCATGGTCTTTGCCGGGTCACTCTGGGCCATGCTACCAGCACTCATCGGGTTCGGTTTAGTTTGGTATGGATCCACAGACTGAACGGTGGCCGCACGTCGACATAGTCCGTGCCGAGCTACACCGCCTACAAGCCGAACAAACCGTTGCGGAAGCAAAAGCCCGCGCGCAACACTTTATTGCATTCAAACTAGCCATGTCTGGCTACGACAAAACACGCACCCGAATTGAACGTCGTACCCGTATGAGAACCTTTACTCAACGTATGCTCAACTACGGAGAGAAGGTACTCAATGAACGACGACAGAATGGTGGCACGATCGCTGACTGACGAATGGTACAAGGCGCGCCAACACGGTGTGTCTGCAACCACCGTTGCGAAGGCCGCGTCAGGTCCCGCCGGTTACAACGCCGAACTACAAAACGCGTTATACCCAGAAAACAACGAAATTGTTGACAACGCGTACATGAAATTTGGGCGTGACTGGGAACAATGGATTGTCGAGGCCTTACCCGACGAATACCATATTGAACACAACGACTGGCTAATCTGCGGTGAGGGTGATTACCGTTGGCATCTGGCAACACCTGACGGTCTAAGCCCTAACTGGGTCACAATCGCGGAAGTCAAAACGACTGGCAAAGATTGGGACGGCAGCGCAATACCAATTCAGTACCGTCGACAAGTTCAATGGCAGTTACACGTCACCGGAGCCGACCAATGCGTGTTCGCCTGGCTACTCCGTGCAGAAGCCGACAACGGCGACTTCGTGCCCGCATGGTTAGAACCCAAACATATTGTAATCAACCGGGACGACATTATGATTCAGCACCTAATCACGGTTGCACAAAACTTTATAACCGACTACAACAATTACAAGGAGATGCAGAATGGCTAGATTCAATTTGGCAGACTACGCAACCGTACAAGAACGTATCGAAGCATTCTGGAGAAAATACCCCAACGGCGCAATCCTCACACGCGATCTAACCACCGATGCCGACCGCGAGCGCAAACAATGGCGCGTCTACGCCGAAGTGTATTTCACCTTCGACGAGGTGCGACCACGAGGCACAGGCCTAGCGTTCGAGATTGACGGCGGTGCCGGTGCCAACATGACATCAGCATACGAAAACGCGGAGACAAGCGCAATCGGTCGCGCGTTGGCCACCGCAAACTTCACCACATCAAAGAACCGCGCATCACGAACCGAAATGCAGAAAGCGGAACGCGGCGCACCCGACGGCACGCAAATCACAACATCAGACATACAAAACGCCGCAACAGTCGACGATCTAAACAACCTATGGTCCCGCGCCGTCGACACAGGAGACTCCACCAAACTAATCGCCGACTTTACAGCCCGCAAGAAAGCGCTCAATGGATAACCTGCTCCGATTCCGCATCGACGGTCGAGCCGTACCCAAAGGCAGGCCGCGCATGACACGCGCCGGCGGGGTCTACACACCCAAAACGACCGTCGACTATGAGAAATTAGTCGCAGCTGCGTGGAACGACAAATTTGGCATGCTGGCGCTCAACGGTCGACTCCGTGTAACCATAAACGTACACACGGATCGGCACGCAAAACAAGACGTTGACAACCTGGCCAAATCCATTCTGGACGGTATGCAACGTGCCGGCGCATTCACCGCAGGCGACGAGCAAGTGTATTCGTTGGGTGTTATGAAACACGCCGCAACGACTGATCTGTGTGTCTGGGTATCGGTAACACAACTTGAGGACTATGCTGACTGACAATCGCTAGCACGATTCCCCTACACTTCCCCCGGTCTGTGCTAGCAGGTCGGGGGTTCTAATTAGAGAGCAACCACATGAGTTTCAAACTAGTAAAAAAGGTCATTCACTCGGATCGTGTCGACGGCATGCACAAACTCATCCTCATCATCCTCGCCGACTACGTCAACGAAACCAAAGGCAACGCCGCATGGCCGTCACTGACCACCGTTGCGTTACAAGCTGGTGCCAGCATCCGGCACACCCGACGCATTATCCGCGAACTCGAAACCGAAGGTGTGCTCACAACCAACCGTCAGGCAGGTCGATACGGCACAAACAAGTATGTAATCAACGTAGATATGCCTGTGGATAACTCTCCGAATAGTGTCTCAAATGTCCCCCCTGGGGCGGACATTCAAGACATCAAGGGCGGACATATGAGACATGTTAGGGCGGACACCCATGTCCCCCTAATAGATAAAGAACATATTAGAAAAGATACGTTCGCCGTCGGCGCGGCCCCAGGCCGAGCGCCGGACGGCTCACTAACAAATGATGATCGCAATGTTGCGCCGGTCGGCCAAGGCTACGCCGCCGACACGCCACAATGCCAAGAACACACCGAACCACACGACCGCTGTCATAAGTGCTACAGTTATCAAGTAGACCAATGGAGAAAGGACCCACTATGAGACAAGAAAAAGTACCAGACGAGATATTTGACGCCTTGATTGAAAAAGAATGGGCAAACATGAATCGCCATGAACGCAGAATTTTCAAATACCGCCGTGAAGCAATGCGATCAGCAATGGCATCAGGATATTCAACTAGCTACATTCTGACTAAATCGGCTGGACCTCAGTACAAATCCCCTAACCGCAAACCTGGCACCAATGGCGGAACAAAATAAAAACGAGCAGAAAGGAAACACAATGGCACACATCCGAATCGAAGGCATCGTCGACAAACCACTCGGCGACAAAGGCTTCATCCTCCTCGAAACAATCCGACTAAACGACGGCCGCACATTCGACAAGAAATGGAAAGTCTGGGCAATCCCACTCCCAGCATTCTCCAGCTTCATCGAAGTCATCGGCGAATTCTCCTCCAAAATTAGTGAATACGAATACCAAGGAGAAACCAAACACTCACAAGATCTAAACGTCAACAACCCAGTCATCACACTGTTACGCGACGCCACCGTTGCGTCACCCGACGTAAACAGCGAATGGGCCGCACCACCCAGAACACAGGGAGCACCCTTCTAATGCACAAATCGTACAAAATGCGCATGTACCAACGCCGACTATGGCAACAACGCGGCAACATCGTACTAACCGGTGTAGCAATCTGGTTAGCAATCGCAGCCATAATCCTCCTAGCCGTCGAAACCACATCATGACACTCGACGACATTCTCAACGAAGTCCCACGCACACGCAACAAACAATGCCGACTCAACATTTGGCTAACCACACTCACCGAAGAAGACCGCAACGCATTCTGGCGAGCAATGGACAACGACACAATCCCAACCCGACACATCTGGCACACCGTCAAATCAATCGGGTGCCCAAACCAAGAATCATCCGTCAGATCACACCGACGAGGCGAATGCCAAACCTGCGAAAGGCTCATCACTAATGGCTAGCATCTACGAAATAGAGAAACAAGTCGAAGCAATAGCAGCACAAACCCGCATCCTGTGCGAACTCATGGGCATCGACCCCACACCAATGCCCGGCGACGAACCAATCAACAACGAAACCATAGAGGATCTAACCGATCCTGATGCTTGAGGACCTACTGAACACACCACAGCCCCCGACTACTCCTGACAGTCGGGTGGCCGTGGTGTTCTCACAAGAATGGAACGCAACCGGTGACGAATCCGTTATCACCACAATCAGCAACACACAAATAGCACACGACCAACTCCACAACTTCATCACAGGACGCGGCGGAATCATCCCCGAGGGATACGTGGCCACAATGCTCACCGCCAAATACAACCCCAACGCATGGACCCGCGACACAGCCAAAGACGACGACGGCAAGAAAACGCCAGCCGTCACACGCGGCGCATGGTCATACACATTCAAAATTTCACGCCGCGTAGACCGTCAATCCCTAGTCGACGACCTAATCCAACTCACCAAAAGAAAGGCAGTCAAACGAAATGAGCAATCAACAGACGGACTCTTTGTATTCGCGATGGGGGATAGCCAACTTGGCAAACCAGACGGCGACGGCACCGAAGGCATCATACGCGCGTGGACGCAGAGCTTGGCAACAGCTCGAACAGCATGGGTGGCCAGTGGACGGCCAAGTGTTCTCATCGCCGGACTCGGTGATCACCTTGAAGGGAACCAGTCTCAAAAAGGCAGAAACTTCTTTAGGTCTGATCTCACTATCACAGAACAACTACGTGTGTTTAGGCGAATGCTCCTACGCACCATCGACACATTCATTGAGGCACCGCATATTACTGTGGGTGTTGTCAACGGCAATCACGACGACGTACAACGCTTCCAAACAACTGACGCGTCTGACGGTCACGCTACTGAATCAACAATCGCAGTCGGTGAGGCAATCGCACTCAATCCGGCACGATACGGACATGTTCAGATCTATGTCCCTGGCAAAGACCAAGACCATCTAGTGCTCGAAGTCAGCGGCACAAACTTTGTGCTAATCCACGGTCACCAATGGACACGCGGCAAAGCCATGGAATGGTGGGAGAAACAGACATTCAACAACCACCCGGCAGGTGCCGCCCACATTTTGATTCACGGCCACGAACATGAGTTCCAAATCAGCTCACGCCGCGACCGGCTCATCATCTGCACACCAGCACTAGAATCCGAATCAACATGGTTCAAAGACAAGTACGGCGCGGTCGGTCGCCGCGGCGTACTCACATTCACTACACAACCGACCGGACAATTCGACAGATTGGCAATCGTCTAATGCCAGCAAAGAACAGACCCGACCTAAAAACCGCCGACTGGAAAGCCTTACGCCTAGCCATACTGGCCCGCGACGCACACACCTGCGCATATTGCGGAGACGACGCCACCACCGTTGACCACATCATTCCCGCATCCATGGGTGGGTCAGCAGACCCCAGCAACCTACTCGCCGCATGCAACCGTTGCAACGGCACCAAAGCCAACAGGATCCACGCACGAACCAACTGGGTGGCACCCCGGTGGGGGGTCCGCCTATCGTAACCGCAGCGTGACGGCCACCTAGGTCGCCACACAAATTGTCCTCCATTTTTTAGGAGGGCACCTC